CATCTCCATACAGACTCATAAGTAATGCGCCAGCAGCAAAATCATACACCTCTGCTATCACATCACCGCTTGGGTGGTGTACTTTTAGTTTTTTCATTGCTATCCTTTCTTGTCATATTATATGACATGTAGTAATTGACCTCTACCCTAGAAGCCAAAGTCATATTGTCCATTGTATGTCCCTGCTGATTGTTTGTGTCGGCTGTCGCTGGCGATTTCATCTCGCTCAGGAGACCAGCATAGGCAACTGTCATTGACTACCATACCACAGTCAAAGCATGCACCGCAGTCATGGCAGTAGTATGGATTGTAATCCACATTGACAGCCTCGCCACACATCATGCATGTATAATCTTCATCTTCTGACATGCCCGAATAAGCGTATGCTGGTTCTTGAAAATATTTTGCCCATGTATTTTCTTTGTAGCCGTCATTAGACCACCAGTTGCCAGCATTGTCCCAATGACCTAAGTCCTCATTGATAATGTAGCAATCATACTCAGCATTAGGGTCTAGGGTAAATACTGCAATCTTGCTACCACTAGCCCAACCCTCTATCATACGATATAGGTTAGTGTTATCTAATGCTGTAACACCACCCATAGAAGGCAGGATATCCTCAGCAAAGATACGAGTATCACTACGCATATCATTGGCAGGTATATCTACACTAAGTATGCCATTGTGTGCAAGGTAAGTTAGTTCACTACCACCGACCTTGAACGGGTGACAGTTGTCGTCATTCTTTACACCATGCGTAGCAAACCTAGCATGATACATAGCATAACTATTTGGGTATTGCTTACGCACCTCTAGGAACTCTTTGATTACTTTCTTAGAGGACATACCCTTACCAGTGATAATTTTACCACCAGCAATTACTGCATAGCCAAAGCCATGCGGATTATTACAAGAAGCATTTTCTAAGTCCTTCTTGCGTGGTGTGCTATTCGGTGAAGACACTACCAACAGACACATGTTCTCTCCTTCCTATCCTTTGTATTATATCCTTGTGTATTGCTATTCTCTCGTTAAGTGATTGATATAAGTCAGGCTTGCTCTCTATGTACTCTACAAATTTAAGTGTAGACAATGCATTATCCCTGACTTCTTGGACACTCATAACCCTAGTGTACTCAACGCTGGCATGCGCCAAGTTAACAGCGGACTTTACGAATCTCGGATTTAGACTACCTCTAAAGATTCTCATCTCTAGTGTATTTCTATTGTTGGTATTGACAGCAGAGTATCTGTCTGAACCATGTCGGTCAAACTTACCCTTGAAGGTTTTCTTACCCGTATCAGGGTCAATTACATCATCAAACTTAGCCCAATGACTAGCCGACCTACCAGCAAGCAGTTCATAAAACTCCTTGTTGTTGTAGACAAGTTGCAAGAACCTGTGTTGATGACTACCACCAGAAAACCCATTGCGAGATATATGTACATGCAGACCGCAGGTTCTAGTACCCCATGACATCATATTGTAATCTCGTTTGAGAGTGGTTAGTACATGCCATAGTGGATTATCCACATTTGTCATGTAAGCATGTGACATTGGATGAGTTACTATCTCAAAGCCACAATCTAATGAGCCGTCAGACTTAAGATAAGCAAGTCGCTCTACCTCAAGCCGAGAAGCATATTCGGCAGCAGTAGTGCGCTCACTATAATCTTGACCACGCACCTCAGTTTCTATCTCTATGCCAAAGTACAAACGATTAGAGTCCTCACTAGGCAACTTATAGAAAATAGGGTCAGGTCTGTATGAGTAATCATGTATCAACCTACTATCACCATCATGGTCTACATCACAACCATTTAGATAGGTATTATCACAATCCTCGCAGTACGAGGTGTTATTCTCATAACATCTCTCACACATGGTATCGTTGCTGTCATCTGTGCCAAAGGTATAACCTGTGAAATAAGTATCGCACAAGTCGCACCAATGGGCATCATTACTGGTACATCTTTGACACCATAACTCACCCTCTACATCATTGTACTCATCATCAACTGTGATAACACTCTCACAGTGGACACACATCACTACGCAACTGTCGCAGACAGGGTCTCCGCTACTGGTAGTAGTGCCGTCATCATCACTATTTAATTCAGTATTACAAGCGATACAACACTTGACCTCTACTTCATCAATAGTATCCATACTCTATCCTTATCATATTATATGACAGCGAAAGTATCTCTCTCGCTGGTGGTATTAGTTTAGTCTATCTCTTAGTCGCTGTCAACTCTTGCAAAGCACGAGTTAGTTTAGCGTTTCTAACAGCAGTAGTGATTATCAGCGTTATGCTGGTAGTCAATGCAATAGTAATGGCTATTGCGTCAGTTATCTCTATGTACATGTTTTCTCCTTTGTTAGTGCTTGTCATACTATATGACATGCGTGCCCACCATGGGAATTGCACCCATGATTATGCCGTCTAGCGTGGGCTATCCAGTTGCTATTCGTAGTCCGAGTCCGAAGCAACATCCTCAAGTAAATCTTCATCAAAGGTATCCATATCAACCTCTAACAATTCTTCAGTTGCAAGTATCTCGGCTACCTCTTGCTCGGACATGAAATCTAGCGCAGTATCATCGCCACTCATGGCTTGCCCTATCCATAGCCCTAGCAGTTTTAACCTTTACCTCAGCCTTGCGTTGCGCTTCAGCCTCGATATTCTTACGCACCTCAACACTCTGCAAGAGTGCGGATAAGGTGCTATTTAGTGCTGTATCCATTTACTTATCCTTTGCGTAGTGTTTGTCATAGTATATGACAGACATACCAGCGAATTTCGCCAGTAAGATAATTATGCCCTATAACTATACCTGTGTCAAGCACCAAATAGTTTTGTCATATTATATGACAAGCCCGTACCACCACCGCCTCAGCACCGCCACCGCCTCAGCGAAAGTTTGTGTTGAAAAAATTGTAGCCCCCCTCAACCTCACCGCACCTCATCCGCCTCATAAAAGGTTTGTGTCGGCACAGTTTGTGTCGAAAATTTTTTGGGCAAAAAAATAACCCCCCTTGCGGGGGGCTACTTTCTTTTTCTTTAGGCGTTTACTTTCGCCTTCACTTGGTTTTTCTGTAGTTGCATAATCCAAGCCTCGATAACTTTAGCCTCTTTCGAGCCTTTCTCGGTTAGTTGCCCAACGGGTTTCATGGTCATAATTCCCTGATAAATTGCGCTAACTAAATCCTCAACATTGACCGCCTTCGTTGCTTTTTGTACTTTCGGTTTAGTTGAGCCATCTCGGGTCTGACTTTCTTTTTTCGTAGCGGTTTTGGTGTCTAACTCTTCGAAGGTTTTAATTCCTTCGATATGAGCCTTAGCCCCGCTTGCTTTCTTATCTGCTAAAACTCGAGCAGATAGGGAAAGGATTTTGCTAACCTTGATTCCTTCGATTTCATTTGCATATTTTGATATAATCAAATTAGCAACGGGAATACTCTCGGCATGAGTTGGGAGAATAATTGGCTTGATGTTTATATCTTTTAATAAAGATTTCATACTCGCCTTAACTTCCCTAACTGTTGTACCGCTTGCCATTTCTTTTGCGACAAGTTGCACGAATTGGATTCCTTGAGAATTGCTATCAACACCGCTAGCAATTAACTCTGCATAATCGGTTTTGATAACTTGATTTTCTTTTACTGTTTCCTTTACTGCTTTTTCTTTTGTAGTCATTTCTTTATTTCCTTTTCTTTTGTGGGTACTCGGTTTCCCCATTGGCTTTATTATGAGGCTTGGCGGTGTCCATGTCAAACACCAACGGGATTCGATTCTAGGCGTGTCATATTATATGACAGGCTCGGCAGGGTTAAGGCTCGGGGCTAGGCATGCCCCTAATCCTTGCGAGGTTGCCGATAATTTAGCTTCTTTTTTCTTTTTGTTTATTCCCCTACCTTGAGCAGATAGTCCACTCTCTATTGGCTTTTAATTGCTTGCCCCTAATTGCTGCCGATTATTTATTTATTTATTGCCCCGCTAAATAAGTTTTAATTCTGCCCCGTTAATTAGGCTTGGGGGTTAGTAATCCCCTAGCAATTAGCCTTTATTGGTACATGCGTTAATCATTGCCTATAAATAGTGTGCCGTAATGCTTTTGAGGGGGGGTTATTAACTAAACTTAACAGGAGGGTATATAGTATCCCACTAAAAATTACTGTTATATTAGGGGCCAACTATATATTATACGCTCAGAATGAGCGTGATTATTACCTATCTGTTCGGTTTTACTACTTTGAACAGGTTATCTATAGTATATAATAAATATATACGGAGTTGCCTCCGTTTGCTCTACGGCAACTCCTAATAATAATATTAATATTAATAATAATGGGGATAGTCTGCCCGTTTATGGGCACCGTTAAATCACCGTTTTAGGGGGCAATCTGTGGGTCGTAAGCCAGGGGTACAAAACATCCCCAAGGATGTAGCCCAAAAGCAGGTGCTAGAACTTCTAAGCCAAGGCTCTACTGTGGTAGACGCTATGAAGGCTGTAGGGCGCAACGATGTTACTTTCCGTCAATGGTCTATGTCAGACCCAGAGTTTAAAGACAAAGCGGACAAAGCCCGCCTAGCAGGCAAAGGTGTCAAAGCGGATTTATCTAATCTAAAAGATATCTCCTTCGAAGAGTTCTCGGAGCAATTCCTAGAGACTAAACTCTTTGACCACCATAAGACCTGGGTAGATTTAGTAGAGGGTAAAGAACCAAGGTTCATACACTCAAGTATGACTTATGAGCAAGCGGCAACTAATCGTATCTTAATTAACGTACCGCCAGAGCACGCCAAGTCAACTGTTTTAACAATCAACTACGTTACCTACCGTCTTTGTATAGACCCTAACGTAAGAATCATTATTGTATCTAAAACGCAAGGTATGGCACGCAAGTTCCTATCTGCGATTAAGACAAGATTAAGCCACCCTAACTGGACCAAGATGCAGGTGTCCTTCGGACCTAATGGTGGTTACAAAGCAGACTCACCAACTTGGTCAGCCGACATGATTTATCTAGGAGCAGGAAGAGACTCTGGAGAGAAAGACCCTACGGTGCAAGCCTTAGGATTCGGTTCCCAGATTTACGGTGCAAGAGCCGACCTGATTATCCTTGATGATGTGGTGATGAACGCAAACGCCCATGAGTGGGAGAAGCAAATTGAATGGCTTCAAAAAGAAGTTATCACCCGCCTAGGGCGGCACGGAAAATTACTTATAGTAGGAACCCGTGTCGCACCTATTGACTTGTATAAGATGATACGTGATGGCGAACAATGGACTGGTGGCAAGACACCATTTACATACATGTCCATGCCAGCCGTTTTAGAATTTGATGAAGACCCAAGCAAGTGGAAAACACTCTGGCCCTGGACAGACAGAGCAGAAGGAGAGAAGGACGAACCTAATGAGCAAGGACTATATCCCAAATGGGATGGACCCTCGCTTTTTACAAGGCGGTCTGAAGTTGCTCCGAGTGTCTGGGCTATGGTCTACCAACAAGAAGATGTCCAATCCGACTCCATCTTCTCGCCAACAATTGTATCTGGATGTGTTAACGGTATGCGAAAGCGTGGACCGCTTAGAAGAGACACGCCAGGGCACCCGCAAAATATAGATTCAACTTATACCATAATTGGATTTGACCCTGCGGTAACTGGACGTTCTGCTTTCGTAGCAGTATCCTATAACCGTTCTGATGGTAAGATATATGTTTTAGATTGCGTCAACATGGTTGACCCTTCCCCTCAAAAAGAGAATGCTCTTATCAAGGAGTGGGTAGAAAGATTTAAGCCACAGGAGTTTAGGGTTGAGATTAACGCCCACCAGAAGTACTATGCTATGGATACGGAACTACGTAACTATCTAGCGACCTATGGCTGTCAACTTAACTCACACTTTACTGGTAAGAACAAGTGGGATGTAGGATTTGGTGTAGCCTCTATGGCAAGCCTATTTGGTTCAACCAGAGATGGTAGATTCCAAGATAACAACATAATAGAATTACCTTCTAACGAAGGTTCTGAGGGACTTAAGTCTTTGGTGCAGCAACTTATAATATGGAAACCTGATACCAAGAATCCAACAGACTGTGTAATGGCTTTATGGTTTGCTATAATACGTTGTAGAGAACTAATGCAAACATCAAGTCGAGTCGGACAGTATCAAACTAACAGATGGGCTACTAGGGCACAAATGTCCAGTAGAGGTTCACTTAATTTAGACGAGGCCTTTGCAGAGCAATGGTCTGAAACATACAACTAGGGAGATAAAATGCCAATACCAATGATTGCAGCAGGTATTGCTGCTAGAGCAGCCGCTAAGAAAATTGCTACTAGAGCAGTAGGTGGTATTACAGGTAGAGGCTCTACAGCCGTAAACCCAGTTTATAGAAATACAACAGATGCTATTCAAAGAAACTCCGTTAAGGTTGTACCTGCTAAAAAAACACAGGTCCAAATTAATGCAGAGGGTGCAGCAAAGGCTAGAGCGGCTATGGGATTACCACCTAAGCCAACTGCTCAAGAAATTGCAGCACGTTCAAGCAGAGAAAAAATAGCACTTATGAGAAGTAGAATTAAAAGAGGCAAGTAGTGGCATTAAATATTGAACAAATAGCAGCACGAGTTCAATCTCTGCGCTATCGTAATCATGAACGTGATGCTCGAAACCTTGACGTTCTTGCTGTTCGCAAGGGGCAGATATCTCAGGTCTATCCTGATTTTTTTCCAGAGGGTGTAGACGCTAATGTCGTGGCAAATTTTATTGATATCGTTGCCAGGGACCTTTCGGAGGTTATGGCGCCTCTTCCAGCGGTTAACTGCTCAGCCGCTAATCAAGTCAATGACCGTGCTCGTAATTTTGCCGATAAGCGTACTCGTATTGCTAGTAATTATTTTCAACACTCTGACCTATCGGTCCAGATGTACCAAGGAGCAGACTGGTATATAACCTATGGCTTTGTTCCATTTGTTATTGAACTAGATGAGGATGCTAAACTACCTCGTATTCGCTTAGAGAACCCAATTGGTTCTTATCCAGAGTTTGACCGTTATGGTCGCTGTATAGCATTTGCTAAAAGATATACACTTACACTAGGTGAGTTGGTTAGCCAATTCCCAGAGTATGATAATATACTCCTAGGTCCTTTAGGATACAAGCAAGACCTAAATGGCCAGATTGAAATGATTCGTTATTACGATAACGACCAATCAGTTGTATATGTTCCTGCAAGAGATAATTTAATTTTATCAAAGGCTAAAAACCCTCTTGGTAAAATAATGATAGTTGTAGCACGTAAGCCGTCTATTGACAGCGAACTACGTGGACAATTCGACGATGTACTTGGAATTCAGTTACTCCGCAACCGTTTCGCCTTACTGGCAATGGAAGCAGCGGAGAAATCAGTACAGGCACCTATTGTACTTCCACAAGATGTACAAGAATTACAGTTGGGTGGAGATGCGGTTATCCGCACCGCAAACCCAGCAGGTGTTCGTCGGGTAGAACTTACAATACCACAAGGCGCATTTACAGAACAGACATTACTTAACTCAG